TGCTAGTACAATAATGTCCTGGAGATGTGCCGAATGGTTTATGGATTTAGATGCACCAACTGCTAGTCAGTCTGCATTTGTATCTGTGGTTATGGGTGTAATGACTGGTGTATTTGGTATATGGATGGGTCACGAACATAAGGGAGATAATAATGTTAACAGCGTTAATCGGTCCAGTAAGTAATTTACTTGGTAAGTTTATAGAAGATAAAGATGTAAAAAATAAATTAGCACACGATCTTGCGACTATGGCTGAGAAGCATGCACAGGAGTTAGCTAAAGGGCAGATAGAAATAAACAAAGCAGAGGCACAGCACAAATCTATATTTGTTGCTGGATGGAGACCTTTTATTGGTTGGACTTGTGGAATTGCCTTATGTTGGCATTTCGTCCTAGCCCCTGTGACTATATTTGTGTGTGCCTATCTATCTGTTCAAATACCAGAATTACCTACTTTTGACATGGGTAGTTTAATGACGGTGTTGATGGGAATGTTAGGATTAGGTGGATTAAGAACATATGAGAAACAAAAAGGTTTAACAAAATGATGTGGTATTGGCTGACCTTATCTAAGTTTTTTAATAGAATAGGCAACTATTTTTACTATAAACATGTACATAGTTTAAGAAAAAGACAAAAAAGAGGATAAAATTTCATGGATGACCTTTACATTTGCCAAAAATTGCTTAAAGTGATGAAAGAACGCGAGGAAAGCTTGCACGAAACCTTATGTTATGGTGCTGTGAAAGATTTTCAAGAGTTTGAAAAACTTAGAGCTAAATTGCATGAGTTAAATTACGTTCGACAGGAATTAACGACCCTGCTAGAAAGAGTAGAAAAACAAAATGAGTAAAACTTTAATACTACCCGAACGATTTGCTAAAAAATCGAAACCTAAACAAGAAAAACCTCAAGAAACACCAACATTAGAAAAATTACCAGAACCTACAGGGTGGAGAATACTTGTCTTACCCTATAAAGGTAAAGGAAAAACTGAAGGTGGTGTTTTTATCCCTGATGCAGCAGTAGAAAGAGAAGCTTTAGCTACTGTTTGTGCCTTAGTTTTGAAAGTTGGTCCACTTGCATACAAAGATCCAGATAAGTTTGGTGATAGTGGAGCATGGTGTAAAGAACAAGACTGGGTTATCTTTGGAAGATACGCAGGAAGTCGTTTTAGAATAGATGGAGGTGAAGTCAGATTATTAAATGATGACGAAATCTTAGCTACAATTAACGATCCTGCAGACATTTTACATTTATAGGGGAAAACAATGGCAGAAGCACAACAAGAATTAGATTTAGATTTAGAAGAAGTAGAAGTTCAGTTACCTGAAGATAAACAAAAAGAAGAGCAGGTAGAAAAACAAGCTGAAGCACCACAAGAATCTGAAAAAGAATCTTCTGATGAAGAATTAGAGGGTTATAGTAAAAAAGTTCAACGCAGAATAGATAATCTAACAGCTAAAATGCGTGAAACTGAAAGAAGAGAACAAGCAGCAATTAAATATGCTGAAGCATTAAAGGCTCAAGTTGAAGAACAAGCAAAAAAGGCAAGCACAGCCGATACACAATATGTTTCTGAATTTGAAAGTAGAATAAAAGCAACACAAGATACTCTACAAAGTAAATTAAGAGATGCAATAGATCGTGGAGACACTGAAGCTCAGGTGCAAGCTCAAACTGAACTTGCTAATTTAGCTAGTGAGAATGTTAAGCTAAGTTATATTAAAAAAGCTCAAGAAACAGAAGCGAAAACTCATACGGCTGCTGAAACTCCTCCTTCAGCAGCCGTCCCACCACCAAAACCAGCTCCAGATCCAAAAGCATCAGCATGGGCTGCGAAAAATACATGGTTTGGTGCAGATGAGCCTATGACATTAACAGCATTTAGCCACCATAAGACATTAGTTGAATCTGAAGGGTTTGATCCAACTTCAGATGATTATTATGAAGAGTTAGATTCTAGAATGAAAAGAGATTTTCCTCATAAATATAAAGAGGAAGAGCAACCACGAGTAGTCAATCAACCTAGAGGTCCTGTCGTGGCTTCTACTAATCGTGGTTCTGGCAGAGTTTCAAAGAAGTCTGTCAAATTAAATAAATCAGAGGTTGCAATCGCCAAGAAACTTGGTGTACCATTAGACAAATACGCAGAGCAGCTTGCTTTGCTAGAAACTCGTAAAGGATAGATCATTATGACAGATCGCACTTCACGCACCACAGTTACTCGTGAAAAACAAATACGCAGGAAACCGTGGACACCACCATCTACTTTAGATGCTCCCCCAGCTCCAGAAGGCTATACTCATCGTTGGATCCGTGAGTCAATCATGGGATTTGATGATAAGAAAAACCTTTCTGCAAGGCTTCGCGAAGGCTTTGAATTAGTTCGTGCAGACGAGTACCCCGATTTTGAAGCTCCTACAGTACAGGATGGAAAACATGCTGGTGTTATAGGGGTGGGTGGCTTAATACTCGCAAGGTTCCCATTAGAATCCAAAGCTGAACGACAGGAATATTTTCAAAATATGACTAGAGATCAAATGAAAGCTGTGGATAACGATATGATGAGGGAACAACACCCTAGTATGCCTATTCTGAAACCAGAAAGGCAAAGTCGTGTAACTTTCGGTGGTAATAAAGGTACTGCCGAGTAAACTTTAGAGAAGGAAACTAAAAAATGGCAAGTAATATAGATGCCCCTTTTGGTTTACGTCCTTATAATCTCTTGGGTTCTGCACCCAACTCAAATGGGTTAACTCCATACAAGGTTCAAGTTAGTGCAACTGCTGGATCATCCTCTGCCATCTATCAAGGTGACATGGTAATTCCGTTGACTAATGGACTTGTAGACGTTAGTGCTGCTGATGGTGGAAGTGTAGCAATCTTAGGTGTTATGGCTGGATGTGAATATATTGATCTTTCAGGTAAGCCAAAATTCGATAACTTTTATCCTGGAACATCTCTTTTAAAATCAGGCACAGAAGCAACTGTGTTTGTGTATGATAACCCTAATCAGGTTTATGAAATACAAGGAGATGCAACTTTAACTAATGTAGCAACTGCTCAGGCACTTGTTCATTCCAATGCTGAAGGTGCAGGATTTGGTTCTACTACTGGAAATAGTAATATTTCTACTGGAGAATTATCTGTAGCATCAGCAGGAGCAACTACAAACACTGATAACTTCAGAGTTGTTGGACTAAAAGACGGTTTCAATGATATTGATGTAGCATCAGCAGGGGTTCGCTTCTTGGTGAAGTTAAATCTTCCATTTCATTCTGCAACCACTGGTCTATAAGGAGATATTGATATGGCTATTGCAAGATCCCAACTCCTTAAAGAATTAGAGCCTGGATTAAACGCTCTATTTGGTTTGGAGTATGATAGGTATGATAATGAACATGCCGAAATTTACGATACTGAATCTTCAGACAGAGCGTTTGAAGAAGAGGTAATGTTGTCAGGCTTTGGAACAGCACCCGAAAAAGCAGAAGGTGCTGCTGTATCGTTTGACACTGCTAATGAGTCCTTCACAGCAAGGTACACACATGAAACAATCGCACTAGCGTTTGCGATTACTGAGGAAGCCGTAGAAGATAACCTTTACGACAAACTTAGTTCTCGTTATACTCGTGCGTTAGCTCGTTCCATGTCTAATACTAAGCAAGTGAAAGCAGCTTCTGTATTAAACAATGCGTTTGATAGTACGTTTACATTTGGTGATGGTAAAGAGCTTTGTGCTACAGATCATCCAACAGCAGCAGGTGGTACATTCAAAAATGAATTAACTAACTCAGCTGATTTAAATGAAACTTCTTTAGAACAAGCATTAATTGATATTGCAGCTTTTATTGATGAAAGAGGACTAAAGATTGCTCTCAAAGGACAGAAGTTAATTATTCCACCAGCACTACAGTTTATTGCTGAAAGATTAATGGCTTCTAACTTACGCCCCGGAACAGCAGATAATGATATAAATGCAGTTAAGAACATGGGAATGTTACCTCAGGGTTATGTTATCAATCATTTCTTAACAGATACAGATGCGTTTTTCATTAAAACTGATGCTCCTAACGGATTTAAGCATTTTGAAAGAGCAGGAATCGCTACAAGTATGGAAGGTGACTTTGATACTGGTAACGTCAGATATAAAGCTCGTGAGAGATATAGCTTCGGTGTTTCAGACCCAAGATGTGTGTTTGGATCTCCTGGAGTATAAGGCTAATAAATTTAAAATCAAAGGCGACACTTGCGTGTCGCCTTTTTTTGTGTAATACTGATTTTATCCCTAACAGTCATAATAATGTGACTGACTCAGCCAGATAGGAGGTTTATATGGCTAATACAACTTTTAAAGGAACCTTACGTTCCGAAGGTGGATACTCGTCTATTGCTACTGCAACAGGTACAGGAGTTGAAACTACTCAAATGTCTATATCTACTGCTGGATTTGCATCTTTTGACGCAAATACAATGGCAGTAGAAGCTGGAACTGGTATTACTACAGGTTCTGGAACTATCTACAGAACTTCCGTACAAAGAAGTGGTGGTATTATCACAACTAGAATATTAATTGACCTAACAGGTTTAAGATCAACTGGTTCTGGTGACATTATTGGTGTAAACGGCACATCTTTAGTTTGTCACATTGGTCAAATCACAGCAGCTAGAAACGGTACAATCTTAACAGGTAGTATGGAATGTTTTGAAGCTCCTGCTGGTGGTGATCCTGACATTAACGTACACTCTGCAACAGAAGGTACTGGTGTTGAAGATGGTGCTATTAGTGGATTAAGTGAAACATTATTAGTTAACGCAGGTGATGCGACAACTGGAAGTAAGGTTTATTTTACTGGTGTTCCTGCAGCAGATGAGTTTTTATATCTAACGACTGGTGCTGCAACAGATGCAGATTACACAGCAGGTAAGTTATTCATTGAATTGATGGGTTACGAAGCTTAATCTATGGGGGTTAATACCCCCATCTTTTTTATAAGGAGATTTATATGGCAGGTCGTTCAGATGTAAAAGCATTTAATCACGATCAGGGTGATAGTGCAGCCGTCGTTGGTCCGTCTAGATCAAGAATAAGACAAATTGTAATTTTTGGTAACTCTGCTGGTGTTTTAACTGTTAAAGATGGATCAGGTGGAGCAACTATCCTACTTCAAAGTTTTCCTACTGGACTACATACTTTAAATATTCCAGATGCAGGGGTATTAGCTGAAAATGGAGCATATATACATGGATTCACTGGAAGTGGTAACAAACTTACTTTGTTTCTATCATAATGGCTAAAGAGCCTAAAATGTCCATTAAGTCTGGACATAAAAGACCTACTAAAAGTGGAGCTGGCTTAACTAAGAAAGGAGTTGCTGCTTATAGGAGAGCAAATCCTGGAAGTAAATTAAAAACTGCTGTTACAGGGAAGGTCAAGCCTGGAAGTAAAGCTGCAAAAAGACGTAAGTCTTATTGTGCAAGATCGGCAGGTCAAATGAAGAAGTTCCCTAAAGCTGCAAAAAACCCAAATAGTCGTTTACGTCAATCTAGAAAAAGGTGGAAGTGTTAATGGCTATGACACGAGGAAACATGGAGAAGCAAGTGAGTAAACCAGGATTATATGCGAATATTAATAAAAGAAAGAAAAAAGGTATTTCTAGATCAAAAAAGAATAGTACTATTTCTAAAGAAGCTTATGCCAATATGAAAGCAGGGTTTCCTAAAAAGAAAAAGAAGAAAAAAGTAACTAAAAAGGCTTAAATATGGTAACAAAATTTTATAAATGGGTTTCATCTTTTTTCCCAAAGATATGCCAATGTAGCTCATCAGAGTTAAAACCAATGAGAGGTCGAGGAAGACCCAGAAAGGAAAAGTAAATGGTTAAGAAATTATCTCCCAAACAAAAAAAGTTAGCTAGTATGGCTTCTCCTAGAAATAAAATAACAGGAGCAGACTTTAAAAAGTTGGGTAAAAAGAAAAAAGTAATGAAAAAGGCTTAACAGATGGCAACTTCAAGTTCTGTAGATTTTGAAATAGATGTAGCTGAATACATTGAAGAAGCATTTGAAAGATGTGGTATTGAAGTTCGTACAGGTTACGATTTAAGAACAGCCAGACGTTCTATGAATTTATTATTTGCAGACTGGGCTAACAGAGGCTTAAACCAATGGACTATTACTCAAAGAACACAGGCTCTTACAGCTAATGATGTAGATTACACATTAGGTGCTGATGTAATAGATATACTAAGTATGGTTGTTAGAAGAAGTGGTACAGATTTTAGTATGACCAGAATAAGCAGGGATGATTATATTAATTTACCTACTAAAACAACTACAGGTAGACCAAGTCAGTTTTTCTTAGACAGACAAATAACACCTAATTTAAAAATATGGTCAGCTCCAGAAAACAGTACAGATGTTTTACATTATGATGCTTTAACTAGAATACAAGATGTTGATGCCTCTGTGAATACTGTTGATGTACCTTTTAGGTTTTATCCTTGTTTAACAGCAGGATTAGCTTATTATTTAGCTATGAAAAGAGCTCCAGATAGAATTAAAATATTAAAAGCAGTGTATGAAGAAGAATTTGAAAGAGCTGCTGCTGAAGATAGGGATAGAGCGAGTTTAAGTCTAACCCCTAGTACAACTTATTATGGATTGATATGAAATTTGCACTTGGTAAAAAAGCTAAATTTATTTCTGACCGTAGTGGCTTTGCCTTTCCTTTTAGAGAAAAGGTAAAAGAGTGGAATGGCTCAATTGTCCATCGTTCCGAGTATGAGGAAAAGCACCCTCAGCTTACTCCAAGAAAACCTCCTTTTGAACCTCAAGCTTTATACAACTCTAGAATAGATCGTACTGAAGTAGCCATAGAAAGATTATTAGAATTAAATCCTTTTACTTCAGGGTCAGCAAGTTCTGCAGTTATTACTGTTAAAGAAGTTAATCATGGAAGGTCTACTTTAGATACTGTAAGGTTTAGAAATGTTTCCCCTTTTGATGGTTTTAGCGTATCTGTTTTACAACAGGCATCAGGTTATAGTATAACAAAAGTAGATAATGATTCTTATACTTTTTCTGCCAATGGCGAAACAGCAACTACAGGCAGTAAAAAAGGTGGTGGGGGAATTGTAACAGCAGGTCCAGTGACGGTGGTAGGATAATGAGTTTTACATTAGCAACATTAAAGACAGCGATACAAGATTATACGGATAATGCAGAAACATCGTTTGTAACTCATTTACCTGATTTTATTAAAGCTGCTGAAGAACGTATTTTTAAAACAGTTGATTTAGAATATTTTAGAAAAAATGTTACAAGTGCTTTTACTTCATCAGATCAGTTCTTATCTGTTCCTTCTGATTATTTAGCATCCTTTTCATTACAAATAACGACTTCTGGATCAGAAAGTTTTTTGCATCAAAAAGATGTAAACTATATAAGAGAATATACCCCTTCTTCTTCAACTACAGGTCTTCCTAAGTATTATGCAAGGTTTGATGTAGATAATTTTATCGTAGGTCCTACACCAGATAGTAATTACGCTTTAGAATTACACTATTATTATAGACCAACAAGTTTAACAGCAGGGGCTGATAGTGGTACAACTTGGGTGAGTACAAATGCTCCTTTTGCTTTACTTTATGGTAGTTTATTTGAAGCATATGTATACTTAAAAGGAGAAAAAGATTTACTTGATCTTTATAATGGTAGATTCTTAGAAACAATAGCAAGAGTTAAAGATTTAGCTGAAGCAAGAGAAGATGCAGATGCGTACAGAAGAGGGTTACCTCAATCTAGAAGAACATAGGAGACTTAAATGGCAACAGCAAATGCAGCGACCAATTTTTTAGAGAGAAGATTATTACATTATATATTCAAAAACAACTCTCTTAGTTTTTCATCCCCTGGAGACAGTATTTATGTAGGACTTGCAACGGCAGTAAGTGCGGCTGAAACTGGATCAGTTACAGAAGCAACATTTACAAACTATGCAAGACAACAAGTTACAGCATCGAACTGGACAACCATAGGTGCAGATTCAACAGATACACAAACTGCAACCAATGCAGCATCTATTGATTTTCCAGCATCTGGTGGCACCGATAATACAATAACACATGTGATTGTTGCAGACGCATCTAGTGGAGGTAATATATTATTCGTAGGTGCTTTAGATGTAAATAAAACAATACAATCAGGTGATATATTTAGAATAAATGCAGGGAATATAACAGTAGAGTTGAAGTAATGGCATTAGTAATATCAGATAGAATAAAAGAAACCTCTACTACAACTGGCACAGGCACACTTACATTAGGGGGTGCTGTTACTGGATTTGAGACTTTTACTGCTAATCTAAGTAATTCTGATACTACATATTATTGTTGTACTGATAATACTGATTTTGAGGTTGGGTTAGGTACATTTACATCATCTGGAACTACACTTGCTAGAACAACAATATTATCTAGTTCTAATTCAAACAATGCCGTTAACTGGTCATCTGGTACAAGAACAGTGTTTTGTACTTTACCTGCTGCGAAAACAGTTTTTCTAGATGCAAGTGGTAATGTGTCATTAGGTGGTAATTTAAATGTTACTGGTAATGTAGATGTAGACGGAACATTAGAGGCAGATGTTGTTACAGTAAATGGAGCAACTTTAAATTCAGTTATAGCTGATGAGGCTACAGCTTTGGCGATAGCTCTTGGTTAGGAGATAAAGAATGGCAAATACATTTAAGGTTATCACAAGAGATGTAATGTCTGCATCAGCGAATACTGATGAAACATTATACACAACTCAAAGTGGTAGCACGGTTGTTATTATTGGCTTTACTATGGCAAATGTTCATACTGCACAAGTAACGGCAACAGTTAGCCTTACGTCAACAACAACACAAACAAGTCAGACACAAAATACAACCGCTAAAATTGTTCAAGCTATACCGATACCTGTTGGATCTTCTGTTGAGATAATGGCAGGTAATAAAATTATTTTAAATGCTGGAGATATTATAAAAGTTCAATGTTCTGTAGCGGATAAAATATCAGTTATAATGAGCTATATGGAGATAACATAATATGCCATATATAGGAAAACAACCCGCAACAATATCTGCCGTATCTGTAGATACAGACACAGGTACATTTAGTGGTCAAGTTGCAGCAGCTTCTTTAGATATATCGGGTAATGTGGATGTTGATGGTGTTCTAGAAACAGATGGATTATCAATAGCAAGTACAGTTATTACAGCTAGTGCAGCCGATATAAACTTAATTGATGGGATTACTAATGGTACAGTTATAGCTAGTAAAGCTATAATAACAGATGCCAACAAAGATATTTCTGGTGGTAGAAATATTACTATATCTGGAGAACTTGATGCGGCAACCTTAGACATAAGTGGTAATGCCGATATAGACGGAACTCTTGAAGCTGATGCAATCACAGTTAATGGTACTGCACTTAACACAGTAATTGCAGGTGTCACGGTAGCAAACGCAACATTAGCAGCGACAACAACAGTTACGGATAGCACTGCCAATACAAATTTTCCCGTAGTATTCCACGATGAATCAAATGCTTTGTTAGATGACACGGGTGCTTTAAGATACAATCCAAGTACTGGTGAGTTACTTGTACCTAAATTAACAGTGGCAGGTGTTACAACAACAGCAGATACAGTAACTATGCAGGCGGCTAATGCTGTTGTTTTTGAAGGTGCAACGGCAGATGCCCATGAAACTACACTTACAATTACAGATCCAACTGCCGACAGAACTATAACATTACCAAATGTTTCTGGTACACTTCCTATTCTTGCTGCCGACAGTAACACAGCAATTACATCTACTCCTGCCGAATTAAATATACTCGATGGTGCGACTGTAGTTGTTGGAGAAATAAATGCTCTTGATTTAGGGTCTACGGCGGTAGGAACGGCTATAGCTAGTAAAGCTGTAATATTAGACTCAAATAAAGATTATACTGGCATTAGGAATTTTACAATTTCTGGAGAATTAGATGCTGGTTCTTTAGATATTTCTGGTGACATAGACGTAGACGGAACAACTAATCTTGACGTAGTTGATATAGATGGAGCCGTAGATATGGCATCTACTCTTGCTGTTTCGGGTGCAATATCATCTTCAACTGGATTTTCAGTAGGCAATCTTGCTGTTCTTGGACAAGAAATAGATGTATCAAGTGGCGATTTTCTTTTAGATGTAGCAGGAAATATTACTCTTGATGCAGGTGGTGGAAATATAATTTTACAAGAGGATGGAGTTTCTTTTGGTGAGTTGACTGACAATTCTGGTGGAAACTTTGATATTAAATGTCCAACAAATAATGCAGATATTCGTTTTAAAGGTGTTGATGGTGGTAGTAATGTAACTGCTCTTAGACTTGATATGTCAGATGCAGGTACTGCTGTATTTAATCATAACATTAAAGCTCAAACAGATGATGGCTTTTTAAGTTCAGGTGCTAGTGATGATTTAATTATTTTTCACGATGGTACTGATTCACATATATTTAACTCTACTGGTGATATGATTATTAATAGTGCTGCCAGTGATAAAGACTTAATATTTAAAGGTAATGATGGTGGTTCTGTAATAACTGCTCTTACACTTGATATGTCTGACGCTGGAACAGCTATATTTAATCACGATATATCACTAGCTGATAATGGTAGAGCAAATTTTGGAAATTCAGCAGACTTTCAAATATACCACGATAGTAATGATGCGTATTTTAGAAATGAACTTAGTAATTCAAATATAATTATTCAAGGTAATGATGGTGGTACTCAAGTTGAAATTGCAAGATTTGATGCAGGTAATAGGGGATTTGCTGTAGGATATAATCAAACTGGTTTGCATACTATGGTTGTTGGTGGTGCTACTGGTGGTAATGCTACTTTCAAAGCAGGAAATACTTCAACAAGTGGTAATACAACTTGTATTCTAGCTTTTATGGATGGAAGTGGTTCAGCAAGTGTAAACTCAGCTTTCTTGCAAGGATTTAATGGTGCAAATAACTTTTATCTTTTAGGTAATGGCACACATACATTTACTTCTGATGAAAATGCAAAGAAAAATATTGAAACAACTAGAGATGGTTATTTAGAAGATTTGGCTAAACTAAGAGTTGTTAAATATAACTGGAAAGAACAAGATGATAGCGAAGATAAAGAACTTGGTTTGATTGCTCAAGAAGTTGAGAAAGTATTTCCAAAATTAGTGATGAAAGATATTGACCCACAAATTGAAGATGCTGATAAAAAGAAAATGATTAAAACTACTGTTTTACCTTTCATGCTATTGAAAGCATTACAAGAAGCAAACACTAAGATTACAGCATTAGAAGCAAGAATAGTCACTTTAGAAGGAGCGTAAAATGGAAAAAAACAATGTTATAAAAATAAACGATAAAGAATATAATAGAGAAGATCTATCAAAGGAGCAGAACTATTTTATTCAACAAATATCTAATTCTCAAGCAGAATATAATCAACATGTTGCAGCAGCAGATCGTGCAAACGCATCTAAAGATATGTTTACGAATAGATTAATACAGTCTTTAAAAGAAGAAGATAAGACTAGTTAGGAGATTTAATGGCTTACATTGGAGTCAGTCCACAAAATGGTGTTAGAAAAAAACACACCTATACTTCTGATGCAGACCAAACTTCTTTTACTGGTGCTGGTGCCGAGGGTATAACACTAAGTTACAAGGACAGTAACTTTGTTGATGTTTATCAAAATGGTGTGAAGTTAGCCGAAGCTGATTATACATCTACTAGTGGCACAACTATTGTTTTAGCTCAAGGAGCAGCAGCCAATGATATAGTTGAGATCATTGTGTTTGATGTCTTCTCTACTTCTGATATGGTTAGTGCGTCAGATGGTGGTACGTTTGCAGGTAATGTTGCCATGTCTGGAACATTGACTCTAACTGGTAATGGCGATTTCAATGGTGATTTAGATGTTGACGGTACATTAGAAACAGATGCCCTTACTATTAATGGTGTTACACTAGCAGAAACTATATCTGATACTGTTGGTGCTATGGTTTCTGGTAATACTGAAACGGGTATTACAGTTACTTATCAAGACGGTGATAACACATTAGATTTTGTTGTAGGAACTTTGAATCAAGACACAACTGGCACTGCGGCAAATGCAACTCTTGCTGCAACAGTAACCGTTACTGACAGTACTGCGAACACAAACTTTCCTATAGTGTTTCATGATGAGTCAAACGCTTTATTAGATGATACTGGAGCGTTGAGATATAACCCAAGCACGGGTGAATTATTAGTTCCCAAACTTACAGTAGCAGGCACTACGACTACAGTAGACACTGTTACAATGAACGCAGCCAATGCGGTTGTGTTTGAGGGAGCCACTGCTGATGCTCACGAGACAACACTCACTATTGTGGACCCAACGGCAGATAGAACAATTAACTTGCCTAACGTATCTGGTACAATACCCGTTCTTGCAGCAGCTAGTAATACTGCGATAACTTCCACACCTGCTGAATTAAATATATTAGATGGAGCTACAGTAGTTGTAGGTGAGATAAATGCCTTGGACTTAGGATCAACTGCCGTTGGTACGGCTATAGCATCTAAGGCAGTGATACTGGATTCCAACAAAGATTATACTGGTATTAGGAATTTTACTACCACTGGAGTTGTAACTTCAAACGCAGGTGTAGTTGTAGATAACATAACAATAGATGGAACAGAGATTGATTTATCAAGTGGCG